CAATCTCTTGCTGGATCTGAACAGTTCTCGTATCAATTTGCTCAACAAGCTTTTCGGTCATTGCGCCCTTAAAGGCAGTCAAAGCACCGTCCAAATTATCTTCAGCAATATATTGAATAATATTTTTTGCATTACTCATCGGGGTTCTCCTTCGTTTCCTTTATTTATTCTTCTTGCTCAGAAGAGTTTATTTGATTTGCCTGTTGATATTCTTGCATGTTTTCCATTGTAATTCTTTGAACATCAGCATTGGTTTGACGTAAGATATTCTTTTTGATGTAATCTGTAGAAAAGTATTTTCCGTTATACTGTTCAGCATCTCTAAGAGTCATGAGTCTTTCTCTAAAGATCTCATTCTCTTTCAGTTCGGTGTAGAAGTTATTTTCATTGTATCTTACTAAGATGTCTTTTTTGATTGAATCAAATTCAGCAACATTCATAATTCCCTTAAGAACAAGCTGGGTCTTAAGGCAAGTGTAGATAAATTCATTGAACTTTACTCTGAGACGCTTGACAAACTTGTGAAATTTAACCTCATCTCTATTGATCTCAGAAGCTCTACCAAGGGTGTAAGAAACTTCAGCTTCCATTCTAGATGTCGGAACATTCAAAGCTCTATATAGCTTTTTCTGGAAGTATATGATATCTTCCATCTGACCTAAGTTGTTACCACCCGGCAGTGTTCCAATCTCTGTACCACGGCCACCTTCTCTTCTAGGAAGCCAGTAGTCTTCAAGCATGGTCATAAATTTACGATCATCTTTGATCTCACCAGAGCTTGCATCGTATACCAATTTATTTTTGTGCTTCATCATCATATCACGAAGGTATTGCTCTGCCTTCATTTTAGGCAAGTTACCTACATCGATGTAGAAAATTCTTCTTTCTGGCGCTCTGGCAAGTCTGTAAATAACTGCGGCGTCTTCTAAAGCTCTAAGCTGATTAACAGGCTTAATTGCTTTATGCAGATGGGAAAGAACCATCTTGTTTGCTCTATCATTAATTCCTGAGTCACAATAGACAATAGAGTCTTTAGAAATCTTAATATCTGATGCCGTTTGCGGCATTGCTGAAACACTAGAGCCAAGGAATCCATCATTGTTATACATGAAGTATTCGTTCTTGACTTTCTTCTCAGATGCTCTTGTGTTTGGGTCTTTTACTTCTTCAAATTCAACAACCTTTTTGATCTTTCTTGGATCAACATATCTAAGTTCTTGAATGCCTAAAGAAGGGTCGTTTTCATCAATGACAACATGATAGTAAATTCTACCATCTACATACCATTTTCTAAACATCTCGTATGATTTTTCACGGAATTCAAGAAGATCAACAATCTTCTCAAACTCCGTGTAAATCAAGCCTTTCAGCGGATTACCCGCCTTAACCTTGTCAAGGGAAATTTTTAGAGTATCACCAGCTTCATCGGGATTAATAACTTCATTAATAATATCATCAACAGCAACCTCTACTTCAGGCTGCATTGCTAAATCTCTATACCTGTTGATTAGCTCAACATCATTTCTTACAGATCCGTCAAGATCGACGTAAGAACCATAAAAACCTCCAGTACTGACGTTGATAGAACCATCGTCAAATTCTGGTTGAGTAAATGACCTTACTGTCTTACCATCTTCCTGCTCACGCTGAAGACGAGTTATATTAAATCCAAAAAGTTCCATTAACTATACCTTATTTTAAAGTGCTCGACCTTCAGAAACAAATTCACCTTCGTTGCCCGAAGATGTTGTTGTAGTTCTAGCACTTCTAGCTTCATCTAACAACCAGTAATCATATTTGAAGTTTACTTGAAACTCCTCAATAACATCAGACTGCGCCCAATCCAGACCAATAGCAGTAAGGTCAGAAGGAAAACATCCAACAAACTTATACTTTCTCAGAATATCACCTGACTTAGAATACTGAATTACAGAACCATCTCTTTTGTAAGATTCAGGTCTTTCGTAACCAGAATCTCTGATGTTTGGTTCGTGCGAGTTCAAAGAGTTATGCCAAGCTTCTAATGAGTGTCTAACAGCAAAGTCTTCATCGTTGATTACAGTAATCAACCAGTCATCATAACGTCTTTGTCCTGCAACTTTAATTGTTCTACCAAAGTACGGGACTTCAGAAAAACCAATAGAAGAAGTCGGAATAGCCGTAGATCTAGCCATAAAGCGAATTTTATCATCACCTCTAGAATCTACGGGGTTTTGAAGTTCGATAGAGAATAGTGAGGCTCTTGCCCCACCAAACTCAAGTTCTTCTCTAAAAGAGTTAATATTAAAAGCCATTTATTTTAACCTCCGAATCTGCCTACAACTTCTTCAAACGCTACTCCGGTTCTTACTGCCACGAAGTTGAGTCTAATGAAGTTAATAGATCTTGCTGGTTTAATGTAGATGTCGCCAACGAATTCATTTCTATCAACGACTTCAGGAGTGTTGTTAGTTTCATCACAAACCACTCTAAAGTCCGTAATGCCTCTACGACCTTGAACCGTTCTTAAGAAAGGTTCTACCATAGATACAAACTGCGCTCTTGTGAATTCATCGTTAAGTTCGAACAAGGTAAACTTAGAAGCTGTTGAAATTGCTTTCTCAAGAACGATAAACAATCTTCTAACATTAATTCTACTGAATGCAGAAGGCTTGCCAAGAAGTGTCTTATCACCAAACAGGATATTGCCTTGGTTCTTAAACTTAACAACTGGATTGACATCTGCTCTGTAGAGAACATCTCTATCGGCTTGATCAGGATTGTAAGCAAGTTTTGTTACATTCTTAACTTCACCACGATTAAATCCAGCAGGTGAATACCAAGGTTCTCTCTGATTGTCTGTTCTGACCATGAGACCAGCAATATCACCATTCAACGGAATATATCTAAAGACATCATTGTACTTGTCATACATGTACTTGTAACCTGAATCCATAACACCGTAAGAAGATGCTCTTAAAGAGTTTCTAAATGCTGTTACATCATTAAGTGGATCAATTCTGTTGTTAACAACATCTGCTCTTTCGGGAGAAACTGTTACAACACAGTCAAGTCTTTTTTCTGCTATGTTATCGATGAGGTAGTTAGCAAACGTAGTACCATGTGTACCACCTCTAGCCTTACCTTGCATCATAATAGAAACATCAACTTTTTCTGGATCTACGAAGAAATCAGCCGCTGTCTGGAGTGACCCGAGAGAAATAGTGCTTTCATCACCTTCGCCTGTCCCTTGTGTAAAGGACAAGTACAGAGGATCTTCATTTGTAGAAGCTACAATACTATCAGCAGCCGCCGAAGCAGCATTTGATCTATCATTAGCCCACCATACCCACTCTGATTGATTGTTTAAGATGTTCTTGTAGTAGTTTGTTGAACCATCTGCTGTCTTAGCATCAGTCGCTCTAGACATATTAGGGTAGATTTCCAGCACAGTTCTCTTCTGACCCGTAATACCACCATCTTCGTCAACAACAACTACGTGCATCTCATCACCTGCGGCATCGCCAGAATTATTTCTTGCAGCAACGTAATCCGAAGTGTTTGGCGCAGAGTCGAACAAGTTGAAGTAGCCCCATCTTCTCTTTACCGTATCCATAGTAATATTATCGATCAGTGCTACCCTTTCGGAAAGACGAATCGTAGACGTAAATGTATTGGAAGTGCCAATTCTACTAGAATCACCAATGTTTTCAATTCTTAAGAATTGTACACCAAGAGTTGTGTTACCAACCTCTAACAAATCACCAACATTTAACTTGCCTTTAATAGTAACCATCTCAGAGTTTGCTGTTGCAAAGCCATCAACGTTATTAGTAATGTCAAGATTTGCTGTATTGGAGCCTGCTACAATCTTAAGAGCTACCGACGTATCAGAGTCAGAGTTTGTGTGGTTATTAGAATATGCATCTGCAGAATCACAAACAGAAATTTGAAGATCATTACCTCTTGTACCCGCATACTTTGCAATGTACAAAAGATCTGTATCTCCAAACGTTAATGATTCATAATGGTCGTCATTTCTGACTAGTGTATTAGCTACAGCACCAACATTTGCAGTAGCATTGAAAGCTGTGCTATCAATTGCTCTGGAAACGTAAAGTTGATTACCATATGCTAAGAAAGAAGCTGCCGTAAAGAAAGTCTCAAAGTTAGAATCTGTAGGTTCGCCAAACTTATCTACTAATTCTTTCTCACTGCCAACTAATACTCTCTCTTCTACTGGACCCCAAGAAAAGGCACCTGCGATTGCCCCCTCTGTGGTCGCTACTGCTGGGACGACAGTAGTTAGGTCAAATTCTCTGACCTGAATTCCCGGACTTACTAAAAATGCCATCGTATTCTCCTTAAATAAGAAACTGCACTCATATTTATTAAATCCGAATGTTTGTTAAAGAACTAATCCATCATCTTCGTATCCATCGCCCGAATTGATAAATCCAAACGGAAGCATAGAGTCCATTTCTTCTTTTCTTTCTTGTAAAAGACTTTGAACGTAGTCGGTATCCGTGAGGTTTTTGAAATAATCCTGTGTAGTCATCCATCCAAACATTACCAAAGTCATGACAATATCGTCATTCTTTCCTTTGTCAGCAGCAAATGACTGTCCGTTAGATATAAATGTGGAAAGCTCGCTAATAACTTCAAAATCATTAGCAATTAGTTTTTTATTTTCAATAAGTGTCTTAAGGTTAGAGCAACCAATCTTCTTAGTCTTAAGAGTTGTTCTAAGTCCATTGACCATATGAACACCACCAAAACCAGAACTAATCTTTACTCCATCTCTACCTTTGAATGATGTTGTTACCATGTTCTCGTATTCTAGATCTCTTTCCAGAATGTCTGCAACCTGTTGACCAACATCATTAATTTCAATCATACAGAAGGCTTCGTTGTACTTCATTCCCAATTCATATATTATCTTTGGAAACTCTTGCACAGTAACGTTGTTTGCTTTAAAGCGTGCGACCAATCTGTATGGCACTTGCGAAACGTCAATAACGGATACTGCAGAGTAATCTAAGTTGACACCTCTAGCTACGTCACAAGTCATAACGTAAATTTTATTTGACTCTGGTTCTTGGTAAATCGCCGTCCTGTCATTGAATGTCACAGGCTTATCAGGATACATCTGTCTAAGAAACTTTGGGTCAATAAGAGTGAACTGAGATCCTAAGAACTCACATTCAAACTCAACTCGCCATTGTTCTTCGGAAGTGTTAGCAATTGTTTCTTGCTTAAACTTTTCGTCTCTTCCCGGTACATCCCACCAATTAACCTCTACTCTTTTGTAAGAGTTTTTCTTCTGCTCTGCATCAGACCAGATTCTGTAAAACATATCCAAACCATTTGGCGTGGATGTAATTAAAATTTTAGACGTTTTACCAGATGAAATTGTAGGATAGACCGAGGCAAAGAACTCTTCTTGAATGTTTGGTGATACGAATGCAAGCTCATCCATGTAGATGAGGTTGAAAGATCCACCACGAACGGCAGAGGAGGACGTAGCAGAGGCAAGAATCTTTGATCCGTTCTCTAGCTCAATGTTACCTTTATTCCACTCCAGCACGCCCTGCTGGAGCCACTTGGGTAAGTGTTCATAAGCAAGCTGAATACGAGAAAGAATTTCTCTCGACTGCGCCATTTTGTTTGCAAGAATAGCAATGTTAAAACTATCATTAAAGAGAACATACCACAAAAGAAGAGCAGCAATCGTAGTCGTTTTACCCGACTGTCTTGGCATCTTACAAATTACAAATCTTTCTTCTACCGCTAGATCAATAATTTCTTTTTGGAATTTATAAGGCTCAAAGAGAACAAGACCCTGATCAACGTTTACAATTTTGATATATTTTTCAAAAAAGTAAATAGGATCTTGCGCACACTTAATAAACTCTTGCATTTCTTCTTGAGTGTATTCAACATCGACATTAGACCTTTTAAGGTTCATATTGCCGAGATAAGCGTTCTTTTTTTCTTCACTCATTTCTTCATGTCCTTGATCATCTTCTGAAGATCAGCGGTGCTACCTACAAACAATGCATTAGTTACATTTTTAGGCTTGCTTTTCTCACCCTTTAAGGACTTCTGTTTATTTTTAAGCTCTAACAAATCTTTGTTTGCATCAGAGATTGTCTTAACAAGCGTTGAAACAACTTCAAAAGCTCTAGGCTGTTGAGACTGTTTTGCAACTTCCAACACTTCTTCTAATGCTTCAGTTCCTCTTTCAATGATATTGTAAAGATTAGTTCTAGTATATTCGTAATCTCTATCAATTTGATCATCATCGTCACCCTCTTGGGGTTGAACTATTTGCTGCACACTGTCCTCTATATTGAGAACTTCATTTAAATCTTTTTTGTTCATAGCGATATAATTGAATCATTTGCTGTTACTGTCGAAGAAAACTTTGTGATAAATCCAAAGTTTGTATTTGGTAGAATTGTATTTGCAGCAACAGATAAAGAACCATTGCTCGTAGGAAGACCATTTGCCAACTGACCCGGACTGATTTGAAAGCTTTCTACACTTGTGTCTGCACTTCCAATATTTGCAGTAAACCCATCAATTCTTAAATTGGTATTGGCAAAAAGAATAAGAGGCTTCTCAATAATAGGACCAATCATATATGCTTTCATAATAAAGTCCATAGTATGAACTAAAACTCTTCTCTGTTCAAAAGAACCATCATATAAGTCCTGAGTTGTCACACCATTTAGGATAATTGGCAGATCCATCTTAATTTCTGGGTCACTGATTAGCTCTACTGTTGGTGTAAACTGTGGAATAAAGAAAGGTAGAATTTGTTCTACTATTCTTACACCGTCCTCGTTTGTCGAAGTATAAACATTTAATGAGAATTGAATGTCATATGGTACATATGAGAATATTGTCTTAGCTTTATTTGGCTGAGATTTGCTGATAATCTTGTTAGTTGAGGGAAGTTGTCTACTGGGATCAAATCCCATTCTAACAATCTCAAAAGATATTCTAGGAAGTGTCATACCAACTTGAGCACTTAAATCAGGATCTTCTTGCAATCTTGTGACAAATTTTTCTCTTGGACCATATGTCAAAGGAACTTCTATTGTGGATATAACCTCACCGAGTCTATTAAGCCTCTTTAATTTGATGTCATTAAATAAAGTACCAAAAGTGGCAACATATTTTCTTATTAGATCGTGAAAAAAATTATGTCCAAGCATTAGTATTGTCCACTTGCAAATGGGTCGTTTTCTGTAAAGTCAACAATTTGATCGAACTCTTGCTGAATATCAAAATTAATGGCACCCGGAACATTATTTGCACCAGAAGCAGTATTACCAGCAACCACACCCAACGAAAGATTAGACATATAACCGTCTAAAGTAGTATTGCCAGTTGAAAATACTTCTCCTGAATACTCGTATTTTTCACATCTAAGATCAAACGTTTGCAACTTCCCTAGAGGATAAAAGATCTGCTCATGTTCAACGAATTTAATCTCAAAAAAAGTATTTGATAGACCAAAATAAAGAAGATCTCCCTCTCTTGGTCTGGAAATCGTAATAGCTTGATCAGTATAGACATTGTTTGATATTGCTACGTTTGCTGCAGAATATGTACTAACAAAAGATGCATTGGCTATTTCTTGATCAAATCTTTTTTGAGCAATTGTAAAGGTAACTTGGTCTCTAAGCTCTAAACCAAATCTAGAAACAAAATCACCTTCCCCCTCAAAGCCTAAAACATTCTTTACGTACATCTCAACAGGTATAGCGTCTATAAACGCAGAGCTTGTATATTCTGTGTAAACAGAGTCAGTACCCAAAGACACTCTAGGCATGTAATCAATATCAAAACCGAAGATCTGAATGCTTTCTATAATCAGATCTTCGTGAAGATTTTGCTCTGTTGATGTTGTGTATTGGTTGAAATATGCATTTCTTGTCATTAGCCAATCATATCAGCGACTGGAAGAGAGTATGATGTTCTCATTTCCATTTCCAACTGCTCCTTGTCTCGTAGTCCCTCATTGTATATAGACATTCCGTCCATAACCATGCCACCGGGCATTTGCATACCTTGGAACTTCTTGAGATTTTCACCCCATTGAATTTTTATAAGTGAAGTTGCATAACGTTGGAGCCAATAATCACCATACATCTTTGTAAACTCATCAGGATCGATCACCTGATAAGCTTCTACGAGAAGATATTGATCAACAGCCAGTTTATCCCAGTCCATATCAATATGAAAATGATTTTTGTGTCTGTTATATCTTATCGGTTGCTTTCCCACTAAGATCTGTTCGTACAATTCTAAATGCTGGAAGGCCATATAGTAGGGAACTAAAGATTGAGATGTAAGAGTATACAAATCATTCAAAGCGATCTGATAACGCACGTTGAAAAGATTATTAGTATTGTCAGCATCACCAATATCAAACATATTAATTGCGCCAATAATATTGTCCGGTAACGTGATATACTTATTATCTTTATCTGTTTGTGTTATTTGCTTTTTATAGAATGTTCTTTCAGTTCCATCGAAATGATAGTCTTGGTAGAAGTTAATTGCCTCATCAACCCTATCATCAACTTGAGCTGTACTCACGTTGATTTCAATTACTCCCTTACCTAGTTTTCTCAAACAGTATTCTTTAAAGTCTGTGTTTGATGTTGGAGTAGCCATTTATTCCTCCGGACAAGTGCAGAATGTTTTACTCTCTAAAGCTTCCACTCTCTTATTTAACTGTTTGATAGTAGAGAGAAGAACTGTAGTCATCTTTCCATAGTCTACCATCTTTTCACCCGTTTCATTCTCGACAACAAGTTCAGGAACATACTTCTCTAGGTCTTGAGCTATAAAACCAATCTCTGTTCTATTATTAAACCTAACAGTGTCTTTCCACTGATACGTGTATGTTTCTACATCTAGAATTGTAGAAGATGCTGTGTAAGGCTCTATACTCGTTTTCAAACGTAAGTCAGAGTAGTTTAGTTGATTGAGATCCGAAGGAGTACCGTCACCCACGGAAAATGCGTGAGGATTAAATTCAACAATGGAGATAACATCTGTTGCTACTAGTTCATCAACCAACTTAACTTGAGATGTTGTAGTAACAAAATCTGCATTTCCAAGTCTAACACCATTTACAAACACTTGAACGAATGAGTTTGATGTTGAAGTGAAGGATACTGCATTTGCCGTCAATCCAGTAAGCTCAGTCTCGTTCATCGAATCGAGTCTACCAGTAATAAAGCCGTTAGATGTTCCTGCAAATGTGGTGCCGTCAGTTGTGTTTACAACTCTTACTAAAAGGTCGCCTTTAGACTTAACTATATTGACATCATCGATATCATCCACAGAGGTTACATCAATGAGAGATCTAGGTCGGTTAACAAACTTCTGAGTGTTTTCATCATAAACTAAAACGTCAGCGTTAGAAATGCTTCCGTAGTTGATCTGGATGTCGCCAATATCACCAGTGTTAGCAATAGAGGAGTCGCTAAAGACCAGTGATGTCCCGTCTCCATTAACTCTAATATATCTGTTAGAATTAGAATCCATACCTGCTATAGAAATATTAGCTGTATTTGGAAGACTGATATTACCAGTTGCAACATTGGCAATAGATGTAAACTTAGTCTCCGCAGAAAAAGTTAATACGCCTGTTACTGTATCTGTAGTGTCTGATCTGAGGAAACTGTCTGTAACAAAGCTGTTGGAAACAAAGGTATTTTTAATATAGTTGTTAGATCCAAATCTATTCTGTACGTAATTGTTAGATGTAAAGGTAGATTTTACGTAAGTGTTAGTCGCTCTAAGTCCAACTCTTGTCGATACGTAGTTGTTAGAGGTAAACCTACTTTGTACATAGTTGTTAGAAGTAAATCTTCCCTCAACATAATTGTTCGAAGTAAATGTAGATTTAGCAAAGTTGTTAGAAGTGTATCTTCCTTGAACGTAGTTGTTAGACACAACACCCAAATCAGTTTTAAAAGTGTCTGATTGAATATAATTGTTCGAAGTAAACGTAGCTACGGCAAACGTGTTAGAAACAAAGTCGGTAGAATCTTTGCCGCCAATAGTTTCTGCATCTACAGATGTTAAAGAAGAACCATTTCCAGAAAATAATGTTGCTGTAGCCGTACCAGCGACATTTAAGTTAGCCGTGTTACTAATTCCAGTAACAACTAGTTTTCCACCGATATGAGCATTTCTTGAGACACCTAGACCACCTTTTGACTGAAGTGAACCAGTTGTAATACTAGTGGACTGAGTTGTTCCATTCGCCTTTAAATTGCTACCTGAAAGAGTTCCTGTTACAGAGGCACTTCCCGGTGTAGTATTTGAGTTAGTAGTTACAGCCTTCTCCCTAAACAGATTAGCCATCTGATTAGTTCTAAGCCTCCAATACTCAAATGTATTTGTCGTGGTTGTATTAGATACGTTTACTGCCATCTACAAGCGCCTTTAACAAGTGTTTAATTTCTTTTACATCCTCGTTAAGATCATCAACCTTTTGGATATAACTATTTATTTTGTTGTCTCTACTTCTTGCAACTTTATATGCAGAAAGAGATGTATTATCTACACTTACAACAGCGTTGCTTTTAACATCTCTTTTAGAATTATTTAATTCCATACTACACCTGCAACGCTATTGCTCTTACGTTTTCAATGATAGCAGGATTAGAGGAATTTTTAGTTCCATACCCTGCTGGCGAATCTATTGTCGCATACGTTACTACTTTAATCTGGAAAATCTTATACGTATCATATGTTGTTCCATCTCTGAAGTAACTAGCCACACCCGTGGTAGAATCTGTAGCCATCAAGCTGTTTGCCGTATACTTGTTAGTATGCTTAAACGCATAATCAGAGCCAGTAGAATCGTTAATTATTTTAACCCACTCGGTATTGTTAATCTCATCTCTTGTAAACATTCTAAATTCAAACTCTTTGATATCGTCTCTATCATTTCTATTCGAATTTATTTCAGGTGTTAAATCCTTAAGAGGTGTAAACAAGGTTTGATCTAAACTATCATACTGATTAACAAATCTACCAAATACATAAATCTTAGCTCTTGGTGGCTTGAATCCAGAAACTATAACTCTAAGATCTTCAGCGTCCTGACCATCAGCCAAAGTAATTGGTTGAGAAATATAACGAACATTAGTCTCACCCAAGCCGGGGAACATCTCACTGTATATACTTGCGGTTGTTTCTGTACTTACTGATGACCCATCAATGAAGCTGTTAGCGCTTTGGTCGGGTGATATAGTCAGATTACCAACTGCTGAAAGCAACGTTCTTCTAGTATCTATCATAGGAGAAGTCTTATCAGTAGCATTGTTCATATTAATGTTAACTAAGAAAGAAGAACTACCAGTAGCTGATCCTAACTTAATATTTTCATTTGTCTTTGATCTAAGAACCAGTGGGTTATCTGTATGTTCGTACTCTTCTTCGTTAGGAATACTAAATGATTTAGAAGAAGTGTTAGAAATATTGTAAACAAAATCAAAATCGATAGATGACTTTTTATATGATTGAGTTGTAAACTGAGGAACAATCACACTATATTCATGATCTTCCAATGACATGAAAGATGTTCCAACAAATCTATCTATATTAAGGGTTTCAGTCTCAGTTAAGAAATCTCTAGGTCTATAGAAAGCAATCTTATGCTTAGTGGTTGCCTTTACTGATCCATCAAGCCTTGTAGTATTAAAAGTTTTAGTTGATGAAGTTGTAAAGTTCCCTGTAGATGGTGCTACCGTTAAGATATTATTAATATTATCTATTTTGGTAACAATACCAGATATCGCAGTATTAACATTAGATACTGTCAGATTTGGATCGTTATTAGCATTAGTCATTCCATAAACAACATCACCAAG